AATCCTCTTGGGTTGCAAAGGATTCTATCTTAGCTATAGTCTTCGGCCCAATTCCCGGCACAGCTTCATAGCTGTCCCATACTAATTCGAAAGCTCCTACACGGTGCTTACGCCATTCAATCATGGTATCGGCAGTTGCGTCACCGATTCCATCAATTTGCCGGAAACCTGGGCGCAGGCTGTGTGATGAGGCTGGTGTCCAATTGCCCGCACTATACACAGGGTGAATAGGTTCTATATTGATCTCATGTCTAATAGCATCCTGCAACAAACTTACTCGTCGCGGTAACTGATCCTTACCATCGCCATTCTTTGCCAGGGTCGCCGCATAGAAAATGGAAGGTTCATGTATCTTAAACCACATTTGCCACCAAGCGATCAGAGCGTATGAATAAGCGTGTGCAATATTGAAAGCATAACCTGCTGCTGTCGTAATTGAAGACCAGATTGCTCTAGCTGAAACTTCATTAAGTCTAGAAGTGGTTTCGCATCCGGTAATGAATTGATCTTCGAGACTACGAAATTGATGTTCTCCAAGTTTTTTGCCAATGATTTTTCTAACTCGCAAGACAGTAGGCACATCGAATCCCGCGACATCGCGGAGAATCCACATGATTTGTTCTTGGTAGACGATTTGCCCATAAGTCCATTCCACATGCTTATCAAAGTTTTCATGAACCTTTTCAATTTCCTTATCCCCGTTTTTGACGGCAATATATGCATCGGCCTGACCGCCGTAGTACGGGCCAGGACGCGACAAAGCGCCCACAGCGGCGATGTGGTCGAAGGTGGCGGGACCAAGACGCCGCATCAAAGCGCGCGTTGTGGCTCCCTCGTACTGGAAGATACCCGCCACGTCGTCTTTCAGGAATCGCTCAAGCACTTCCGAGTTTTTAATGTGGTCATAGTGGATATAGAAAAGCGAATACAAGTCTGGTATTCGCATTCCCGACCAGTGTAGGCATCGTGAAAGTACACCCATTGCCGACAGACCCAGGAAGTCCATCTTGAGCATTCCCAAATATTCTGCGTCTCGTTTTTCGTAAGGAATTACTTGGGCGAATTCCCGGTTGCGTCCGGTTCCTTTTTCGGTGGTTCTGATGGCGCAGACTTCGGATATGGGGTCACTGGCGATGACAAACCCGCCAGCGTGTATTCCCATTGAGTGCTGGTTACCTTCAAGTGCAACGGCTTGCGCCAACTCAACTGGATATGTCTGACATAAGACTGAAATCGCAGGGTCAAGCGCATAGCTTTCGAGGACATCTGCAATCGTATCGTTACGTCGATCATCCGTTTCCGTCCGGTCACTGATACGTTCTTTGATTTCTTTGAAGGTTGCAAGAGGTAAGCCATAGGCCCGTGCAACACCGTCAAGAGAGTTCCGCCCTCTGTATCCGATATGGTTTCCGACGTTGGCGACGTTTTCTTTTCCATAGATTTCTCTGGCTCTGTCTGCGATAAGGAATCGGAGTTCGTCATCGAAGTCAAGGTCAATGTCGGGAAAATCGCTTCTAGTTGGGTCGATAAATCTTTCAAATACCATTCGGCTAAAAGCTGGGTGTAGAGGGTCAATTTCTGTAATTCCAAGTAGATAGCAGATAAGGCTCGCTGCTGCTGAACCTCTAGCTGGACCGACAACGATTCCATTTTCTTTCGCCCACTTCACCAAGTCCGACACTGCTAAAAAGTAATCTATAAACCCTTTGGCTTTGATAACCTTGTACTCTTCGATAATGCGCGCCTTATAGTCTTCCCATTGGGCTGCAATTTCCGGCCTCTGCTCGATACGTAGACGCCATCCCTGCATGATGCGTTTGTTGATGAGCCGCTGAGCATTAGTATTATCGGGCACGGGGAAGCGCAAAGGTCTGGCTTTAGGGAGCGTAACATTACAGGCGTCGGCAAGCGTCTTCGTATTTTGTATCGCTCGCATAGCGTCAGATAAGGACAATCCGGTAGCGATGAGATCATTTTGAATCTCCTCATCTGATTCGGGATAAGTCAGAAGTGTATCGTACTCCCAAGCTTGGTCAGCTACCGAAATAGAATTAGAACGGCGGCTTTTGTGAAGAATTTCCTGCATTTTGTTGTCTGAACCGCTGGGATAATGAACATCAGCCGTTGCAAGAAGAGGTATTCCCATATCGACCGATAATTTGGCAAACGCCTGATTGAGCGTGCAAGAACGATCAAGTGTAGGAAATCTCTGTACTTCAAGGTAGAACCGTTCACCAAATATAGATCGGAACCATCCCAACCTCTTACGTACACGATTCCAGTCATCTTCGGAGTAAGATTCTCTTTTCTCACCAAGGAATTTTCCACCCAAGAGCGTACATGAGATAAGAGAGTCGGAGCATCCCGAGAGAACAGCAATTCCAGCATTGTATTTTTTCAGGCTTTCTTGCGAGACAGTTGGATACTGATAACTGTCTATATAACTCTGCGATACTATTCGGGAGAGGTTTCGGTATCCTTCTTCATCCATTGCGTAAAGACCGATATGGCATTTGGATCGTGTTTTAGACTGCTCTTTGACCGGGCCAAAATAAGCTTCGATACCGAAGATAGGATTAATCCCTGCGTTTTTACACTCTTTCTCAAGCGCCACATGGCTATTAACATTGCCGTGTTCACTAAGAGCAAGAGCGCGCATACCGAGATCAGCAACACGTTGGACGTGTTCTCTAACAGTCCCATATCCGTCACCGTATGAGTAGGTCGAATGAGTATGAAAGCTCACCCATTCCATTATTGCCAGGTCATTTCTATTTACTTTCTCTTGCGTCTGCGTGCCGCTCGTCTGCGGCCTGCTGCTGACATTTTCGCCATGCGTTTTGCTCCGTATTTTTTACGTCCTATCGCTGCGGCGATTGCCGCACCTTTCTTTCCACCACCGGCAGATTTTGCCACGGCGGCGAATCGTTTACCGCTGCCTAGCTTGGGCTTTCGTTTCTTTGCCATGTTGTATCATCTTACTCGCGAGTTCCCGTAATCCACGCGACCTTTCGAATGCGTTGGACGTGTCGAGTATCTTGCTCAAGGTCGTGCCGTACAGCCGCACCACCGTCGCCTCTTCCTGTCTTGCGTCTGTGACCGCTATGACCTCTTCGTCAGCATCGGCCACATCGGCTTCCATCACGTCGGCCTGCCGCTCAAGCGCCACGGCGATCCGCTCAAGCGCGCTCATAGCCCGCTGAACTGGGCTTTCAGGGTCATCACTCATCGTCAAAATCCTCGAAAACCTCTGGCGGGCGCGGTTTCTTGTACGCCACGCCGTACAACGAATTCGGGAATATCTCAATAATGTGGGGTTCGTTGCTATCCCACATTGACATTTCGAACTTGACAAAAGGAACTTGATTCGGAGTCTTCAGAAGTTTGAATGTGCCAGGATAGATTTCATGCCATCCATCTTGCATCAGAACTGCCGTCACATCTTTGTTGTGAACCTGTTTTCCTACGCCTTGAAACGAAGTCTGTAGCACAGACTTTTCGGTATCTTCGACTTTCATCGTTTCATCCATTCTTGAAGTTCATCGAATTTACGATTAAGACTACCAATCGCAGCCATCGTGCAAAGCAAAAAGAATACGTTAAAAATAACTAAAATCAAAATTGCCGTAAGCATGTCCGGTCCTTAAAAGGGGAATCGGGGAGCGATTGAGGATTTGGGAGGTAACCGCTCCCCGATTCCTGTCCTAGAGTAGCCTACTCGTCATCGAAAATTGACTCGTCGGCGTCTTCGGACATATCGACCTCTTGCGGTTCGTCGGTGTCAGCGTCATCCTCTGCCACCGGCTCATCCGGCGTTGACTGCCCGCCAGCGGAACCGTTGGCCGACAACAGGAAACGGTTGATCTGAGACGAGCGTATCGGCTCCCCACCTTCGGGAGTGTACGTGCGCTGCTTCAAATCGACCTTGATAGGCAATTCACCCTGCGGAGAATTGATTTTCAAATTGGCGATGGCCAGGACATTCTTCTGATCCTGATCGACGTTCATCGACTTGAATCCCTTTTGCAGCTTTGCCAATTGGGCTTGACTGCCATCGGTCAACGCTTGGAGGAACTGGTTGACGAAAGTGCGAGTGGATTCGATCAGAACGAGATTACGAAACGTGACGTAGCCGTCATATTTCTTCTCCGGTGTTCCGAACAGTTCCACACCGATTTTCAGCATCGGTGCGCCGGGATTCTTTGCGCGCTCGCTGGCGTAGGCAAGTTGGCAAATCTTCAGCTTGCCCATGTATGCCCCGTTGGGCGGGATTTCCCCATCCCACTGCGGAAAACCTTCGGCAACACCAGCGTCTTCCAGGTTCAGGTCGAGATTGTATTTAGGCATTGAATTACTTTCTGTGAGTTTAGGTTTCAAGCTTGAGTTTTCGAGTTATGCTTCGACAGTTGCTAAGTTAGTTTCCCCCTTCTGTTCTGACGGCTTCTCTTCTGCCGGTACGATTTTCGGTTCGATTCGCTTGGGTGCGGCCTTGTTGCCTGATTTGTCGGCCACGCCCTCCATCAATTCTCGCACATATCGCAGCGCATTGCGAGGGGGCAGAACAGTTTTCGGAGTCAATCGCGTAGTTCTGTCTTTGCCACGATAGATTCCTGTGTCTTCCCAATAAATTACACGTTGTTTGACTTTCTTTTTCTTATCCGGTTCGTCTTCGGTTGGGCTGGGACGCTCCGCGATCTCAACACGAAGATAACCGTATGAAGTCATATGCGAAGCGATCTTCATCGAAATCCGGTAGTCCGTAGGCTTATTCGATCCAAGCATGGGCAGAACAAAATCGTTGCCATCGGGGTCTTCAGCACTTCGAACGAGCGACGTGAAGATGACGTTGCACGGTAAGTCCTTGAACGCCAACACCATTTTCTCCAAGAGAATGTAAAGCTTTCCGTAGTCTTGGATTTGGGGTTGGTCGGGGTCTTGATCGCGTGCCCGACGAGCGGCAGCTTCACTGGCGACGATGTGTCGCAAGCACATTCCCTGCAATTCAGTCAGGGAGTCGAGTGCAATCCAATCGTACTGTTCTAGGATTTCAGGGTTGTCGTATAGATATTCGTAAGCTGCAACGAGGTCGGGCCAATCACGGACTCGAATCTTATCCGCTTGTGACCCAAGTCGAACTGCACTGAGCAAACCATCATCTTCGGGAGCCACGAAAAGAACGCGATCGTCTGATCCGCAGAAGACGGTTTTGCCAGCACCACTATCGGCATAAACGAGCAAGTTGACATATGGAATGTCATCTGCGGCTTTCTCAATTTTGACAGTCATTAGAAGGGACTTCCTTTCAGGTCCGGTGAATCTTCTGTCATGTTTTCAATGTGTGTGATCATCTTGTCAACCATTTCCAGAAGAATGTTCTTGTCTACCAACGTAATTCGACTGCTGCTGTGCAGTCCCGGTAAGTTGTACTGACGCAACACTCTACGTCGAAGGGACGAAAGTTCTTCCATCCCAGCGATTTTGAGTGAACTAGCCATGTCACACTCACACTCTGACTTCTGGAATGTCTTCTGGCACTTCACCATCAGAGTAAATCACGTCTTTCGGATGCGAATTGGCGATGTGTTCGCCCATCCGGCGTCGGCTTGCGAACGAATCGGTAAGGTGCCACATGCATTCCGGTATCGGGCACCACAACATGTCGCCGTTGTGCGGCGTGTTCTTTTTGACTGGATTCTTGAACTGCCCTGGCATTATTTCCTCATCCCCATTGTGTATAGGGTGAAACCTATTGCAATTAAACTAAATACAATAGCTAACAAGGAAAAGATAATCTGAAGAGTCATTAAGTCACTCCTGTTTCCCGTTGTGATGCAACAGATTCCTTTGAATTCACAGCCCCTTCATAGTGATCGGCATACGGGTCTTCCACAATGTAAACGTCTTTGATGTACTGCGCGACATCGCCGCCGTCTTCGTCCACGTCACACAGGTCATTGAAGTCGCACCAGTTGCAGTGTTGCCCAGGCGATTTCAGAATCGGTAGGACACCAAGCCTCATGGATTGCATGACTTCTACGTCATCTGCGATACGTTCTAACTGACGTAATCTGTTGTGCGCGTTACGTTCTATGTAATCCCGCCAGAAGAGCGGGGCCGGTTGCTTTTTCGAGACGCTGCCATCGTTATTCAGGCACCGTCCCTGCGCGTCTGTCGGCCTGCCATCGGGCTTCGCCTTGCGGAGATAGTTGAAAATCATGCCGGTAACGGATTCCGTTGAGGCAATCATCCCAGCTTTTCTGAGAAACGTAGTCGAGACAGATATGTATGTGCCGCCCTGGTCGTCTTTTTGAAGAGACTTGAACTGCTCCTGGCGGGAGGTCGATTTGTGATCGACTATCTCTACTTTCGGATTCGAATGCTGATGGTTTCTGATCGGCATGTCGAACGTTCCGACTATCTCTGCAATCGGATCGATTGCGCCCCTTGGATATCCGAGTTCAACCCAATGCAACAGAGCCTTTTTGGCTTGCTTTG